GCGGAGCACGGGCGCCGTGACCCTGATCAGGAGTTCGGCTGCAACCCTTGTGCTGAGATCGCACTGCCAAGCCAGTCGGCATGTAACTTGAGTGAGGTAATCATCCGCCCGGATGACACCCTCGCGTCGCTGAAGAAGAAGGTAGAGATCGCTGCAATCTTCGGGACGCTGCAGTCGACACTCACTGGCTGGAGATATGTACGCCGGTCGTGGGTCGATAATTTGGAGCGTGAGCGACTGCTGGGCATTTCCTTCAGTGGCATCTGTGACCACGAGGTCATGGGCGGCCTTGATGGCGGCATGGGCAAGACTCGCAAGTGGCTTGAAGAGTTGCGCGACCACGCCGAGAAGGTCAACGAGGAGTGGGCAGAGCGTCTGGGCATTAATCCCTCGCATTCTGTGAGCTGCTGCAAACCGTCTGGGACAATTTCTCAACTCGTAGATTGTTCGTCGGGAATTCACCCGCGCTATGCGAAGCACTACATACGCCGGGTGCGTCAGTCGGTTAACGACCCGATCACGCAGTTCCTGATTGATCAGGGCGTGCCGCACGAGCCGTGCGTCATGCAGCCCGACAGCACCGTCGTGTTCGACTTCTACGTGAAGTCGCCAGAGCACGCCATGTGCGTCGAGAACATGGACACGGTGGCGCAGCTGAATCTGGCGAAGCTGTACGGCGAGTCATGGGCCACCCACATGGTCTCCTGCACGGCCTATTACACGGACGACTCATGGTTCGAGGCGTGCCAGTGGATTTGGGATAACTGGGACTCAGTGGCGGGGATGTCTTTCCTGCCGCACGACGGTGGCACCTACAAGCAGGCGCCATACGAGGAGATCAGCGAGGCGGAGTACGTGCAGGCAAGCATCTGCACCGACCCAATCGATTGGTCAGTCCTGCCCGGCTATGAGAGGGGCGACACGACAGAGGGAGCCAAGACTGCTGCCTGCGTCGGCGACGCCTGCGAGCTGTGAGCAGCAAAGCATGGTGGGACGCGGATCACCCGCCCCGCCACTACGCGGCAGCCCTGCTTGAAATGCAGGGCGAGCCAGACCGCCAGAAGAAGTTCATGGAGACGCATGTACCCCGGGACGAAGGGTTCAGGGCAATGGTGCGCGACCACTACAAGACGGCGGTAGCTCTGGGAGGTAGCAAGTGATGACAAAGGAGACCGACCGGGAACGGATTGCCCGCGACGTTGAGGCGTTCCTATCCAATGGAGGAAAGATTGAGCTAGTCAGCAGCGAGCGGGTGTTCCCAGACCACATGAAGTGGATCGGAGCCCGAGGCATGGACTACTCGACGTGGGACGAGATCGGAGGAAAGGACTGGTACAGCCGTGATGGTGACTTCCAGCTCGACCCCGAGGACTTTGAGGAGATTTGACATGGACGACAAGGAGATTTTCGAGGTGGATTTAGTAGAGGAGTTTGCCTTCGCGGCTAAGAAGTTCCTGTACGCGGCGGGTGGCCCGGTCATCTGCTACGACTGCGAGGCGGTGCTGGCTTACCTAGAGGAGCAGGGCTACGGCGAGGAAGAGGCTATCGACTACATGGACGAGCAGATGGATGGGTCTCGCTTTGTGTGGCTGCACGACCTGGACCTCGATGTCAGCTTCTCACCTAAGCCACACCTGACGCTCGTTCACTGATGGGCTTCGGCGGAAAGATCAAGCGCAACATCGCAGACAAACACTTTAGCGACTGCATACGCAAGGCTGCCGAGTGGAAGTGTGCCCGTTGCGAGAAGGACTACAGCGAGAAACCACAGGGGTTGCAATGCAGCCACTTCATTAGCCGGGGTCACTGGGCCGTCAGGTACGACCCAAAGAACGCAATGGCGCTATGCGCCTACTGCCACAACTACTGCGAGGGATTCCCCACGGCACATATAAATCTGTGGCGGGAGAACTTCGGGAGCATATACGGGAGGGACAGCACGGATGCGGAACTTAATGCGCTTCTTCAGAGGCAAGCCTGCAAAGGAAGAGAGCAGTACTGCAGAAACAACGTCAAAGCAATATCAGCCCACTACCGAGGTGAGTCAAAGCGGCTTGACGGTGAGCTTGAGCGAAAAGCCAAAGGCAAGGAGGCCGACCTTGAAGTCTACACCTATCTCAGGAAGTGACCTGCTGCAGTTTTGCAACACCCTGAAGCAGGAGCAGGCCGTGACCCTTGTCTACATCGAGGGCATGACCAAGGCGGCCGCAGCCAGGGAGCTTGGCATCGACCGCAAGAGCCTGAAGGAGCGGCTTGAGCAGGTCGAGAGGCGTGCCGCGACCGGCAGGCCCAGCAGGACGGTGAACATGGCCCGCAGCGGTGCGAGGGTCGGCATCATCGGCGACACCCACCTGCCCTACGAGCTGGACGGTTATCTGGAGTTCTGTCAGGAGACGTTCGACAGGCACGGCGTCGACACTGTCATCCACATCGGTGACATGTTCGACAACCACAGCCTGTCATTCCACGACAGCGAGCCGATGCTGCACAACGTCATGGGTGAGTATGAGTCCGCGTTCGAGCGGGCTCAGGGCTGGTACGAGGCCTTCCCGGAGGCGACGCTAATCATGGGCAACCATGACCGCATCCCGGCGCGGCAGCTGCGCAAGCTGGGGATGGAGCCAAGCATCTACATGCGCCCCATCGAGGACCTGTTCGGTATGCCGGAGGGCTGGACCGTGGCTGACAGCGTTGTAATAGACAACGTCCTGTATCACCACGGCGAGACCGCTGGCGGCATCAACGGCTTCCGCAAGGACGCGGAGCAGCGGATGCGCTGCACGGTGTCGGGTCACAACCACAGCAACGCCGGCATCAGCGCCACGGCCACCGACCAAGAGCTGGTCTGGGGCCTGGCTGTCGGGTGCGGTGTCAATCACGAGCACATGGCCTTTGCCTACGGCAAGAACTTCGCCAAGAAGCCCATCGTGGCCTGCGGCGTTGTCATCGAGGGCGAGCCGCACATTGAGTACATGAATTTGGGATCGAAGGTAAGGAGGGTCTAGTGGACTGGAGATCTGACCAGCAGGCATCTGAGCTGTGGTCACTCATCGACGCGATCTGGCCGGTAGAGGAGATCGAGATAGCAAGGATCCGAGAGCTTTGTGACGACTACGGCATCAGCTGCGAGAAGTTTATAGAGCTATGGGGTCGGCTATGCGATGAGGCCCACATCATCATTAATCAGGCAGAGGAGCGCATTCATTGAGATACGACATCACGCTTTACTTTAACGACAAGCAGTCCGCGCTGGACTCAGGCTACTGCGACGCGGTGCTGGTCGACGATGACATCCCAGAGCTGGGCTACATGTCAGTAGTCACCTTTATGTGTGACGGCTACGAGATCGAGAACAACGACGAGTCGCTTGAGGTGGACTTGGAGATGATTGCATGAGCATCAACGACGCAAAGCCTAGCGAGTGGGACGAGCTACTCAAGGATCGTTACTACGACAACCGGAACTTCGACATCAAGGACGCTACCTGCGTCCTGCCCGCTGACCATCACGAGATGATGAGGGGCGAGAAGAAGAAGCCAGATCACAGCTTCGAGTGGGACACGGTTAACAAGCCACAGCACTACCGGGTGGGCGAGGTCGAGGCCATCGACTACATCGCGCAGCAGCTCGGTACGGGCGTTAAGGATTACCTGCTAGGCAACGTGCATAAGTATCTGCACCGCCACAGGTTCAAGGGACAGGCACTGGAGGACCTCAAGAAAGCTGAGTGGTACCTGCAGCGCCTGCTAATGGAAGAGCAAGGAGGTTAGATGGATAAAGTTAATCGCTACATAGCGTTATCGCGCAAGGACGTCAGCAATGGCATCGAGCGCAAGGGTAATCTCGATTACCTATCGTGGGCATTCGCCTGGAACGCGCTGGTCGAGGAGTATCCCGACAGCACGTACTACTTTGGCGAGCCCGTCACGTTCCCGGACGGGAGCATCATGGTCAAGGCGGGAGTCACCGTGAGAGACATCACTCACGAGATGCAGCTGCCGGTCATGGACCACCGGAACAAAGCAATACAAAACCCTAACGCCAGGGACATCAGCGACGCTCAGATGCGCTGCTTTGTTAAGGCAATCGCCATGCACGGGGTTGGTATAGGTCTGTACCTCGGCGACCTGAAGCATGTGGTCGACAGGTCAACATACGAGAAGGCGGAGCAGTTGATAACCGCACAGGATTCGATGGGCTTTCATGAGTTCGTCCACAAGACCCTCTCCGAGAAGGAGCAGGTCGACACCTTCAACGACGCACCGCCGGGACGCAAGACCGCGTTCAAGACAGAGTGGCGCGGACTGCTGAAGGTTGCGGATAACTTCCTAGATGAAGTTGCCGCGTCTATTACCGATGCAACGTCGGCTAAGGACGTCTCGCTGTTAGAGGAGACGATAGAGGAACTGTCGACGTATGAGCGCACGGCAGTATGGGGCCGGTTGT